CCGAGTTCCTCGGCGCGGCCGTACACGACTTTTTCGAATCGCTGGTGCGGTGAGATTTTATGAGATTTTGTGAAAAATGGAGTAAATAAAAAATATAAAAAATACTTGCGTCTTTCCGAAGGTTTTCTGGGTTTCGCGGGTAAATAAAATTATCATAGAGGTTAAAAAACCATGAGTTTGAAATCTATTAGAGAAAGCTATTCGAAACTGCTGACGGTGTTCAAGGACGCCGGCGTCGCGCTTAATGAATCGCAGAAGTCCGACCTTGACACGTTTGTGCTCGCGCTCGAATCCAACATGGAGTCTCAGCGCAAGCATGCTATCAAGATGACCAAAGAGGCCGTCGAGGCCAAGATGGAAAAAGAGTATCGGCAGGTATTCGAAGATATCATGGCGAATATGCGCGAGAACGCGCGCCTGGCCTCCAGGGTACAGCAGAAGATCGCCTCTATCGAAGAGTCCCAGAAGATTTCCCAAAAGGTCGATCAGTACCTCGATCTTTACGTCGAGAAGGTGCTTCCCAAGAAAACCGTCGTCGACTACGACCGCATGCGCAGGCTCGAGAAGCTCCACGAGTCTCTTAAGCAGGCGCTTGTTGTCGACGAAGACGCCGTTTCGGAGAAGATTAGGCAGCTCGAGGAATCCTATAAGGTCAAGCAGTCCAAGTGCGAGACCGAGGTCGCCAAGGCCCGCGCCAAGCTCGACGAGTCCATGAAGACGGCCATGGAGCTTAAGTCGAAGCTCGAACAGTACCGCGCCATCGCGCTTCTCGAATCCAAGACCAAGGATCTTCCCTCGTTCGAGGCCCGCCGCGTGAAGAGGCAGCTTAAGGAGGCGACCGTCGACGAGATTGAGAAGAAGTTCGACAAGACGCTGAACGCCGTCCGCGAGGAGGCGAAGAAGATCAAGGACGACGAGACCAAGGACATCAAGAAGACGGTTGAGACGGAAATCGATGAAATCCTTAACAATAGCGTCGAGGAGGACGAGTACCGCCGTCCGAAGAACCAGCCTCACAACCTCCATCAGGTCGACGAGGAAGACGTCGAGGAGGACGAGTACCGCCGGCCGAAGAACCAGCCTCACAACCTCCACCAGGCGGACGAATCCGAGGAGGAGTTCGAGACGACCGAGACTGTAAGGACTACGCAGGACGGCGACGTTGTGCTCGACGAGTCCGACGTAATCGACGCCGACCAGATGAAGCTCTGGTGCCGCCAGGCCGTGGAGGTCCAGTAAGGGAATTTCAGCTGGCCGGGTGGCCGCTGACCAAACAAAAAAACAAACAAAGAAAGATTCAGAAGATGATTAACAGTTACATAGCTGATCCTCATCAGAAGAGGCTGCTCAAGAAGTGGGCTCCTATCCTCGAGTCGGGGAAGAAGATCCAGTCCGAGAGCACGAAGGTGGCGCTCGCGCAGGTGCTCGAGAACACCCGCAACTTCTACAAGATGCACAACATGCTGAACGAAGCCGGCATTCCTTATGGCGGCCCGATCGGCAAGCCGAGCCCCGTCGACGCGGACGGCAACAGCACCGGTTTCCTCAAGGGCGACCGCTCTGTTCCTTACGCTGGCGACGGCACTGGCGCGTACGGCGATTACTACCTTCCTTCGGTAGTCATCCCGATGCTCCGCCGTATCATGCCTGACCTGATCGCGAACGATCTCGTCGGCGTACAGCCTCTCCATGGCCCTGTCGGCTACGCTCTCGCGTATCGTCCGATCTACGGCAACAATGGTATCGCTGGTTACGGCACGCTCGACAACACCAATCGCGAAATTGGCTACAACCCGACCGATCCGCGTTATACCGGCGCTGCGCTTTCTGGCGACGTCGCTGGCGACGCTGACATGTGGGCTGCTTACGCTGGTGACAGCCTGAGCGCCTGGGCCAAGGGTGTCGGCCAGAATACGGCTGAAGCCGAGTATGCGAACCTCTGGGGCAAGAACCCGTACGGTGGCGGCGTTGGCAACGAGAACGGCACGTATCCGACGGTTTCGTTCGGCCTCGTGAAGAGCGCGGTCGAAGCCAAGACCCGCAAGCTCGCGGCTCACTGGTCGCCTGAGCTCGCCGAGGACATGCAGGCGATGCACGGCATCGACGTCGAGCGCGAGATGGTCAACACTCTCACGTACGAAGTCGGAGCCGAAATCGACCGTCAGATCATCACCGAGATGGTCAAGGCGGCCATCACCGGCAACTCGACCTCCGAGTGGTCCCCTGTTTCGGCCGACGGTCTCGACCAGATGGGTCGTCTCGCGACGCTCCTGACGCAGATCACTGTCGAGGCGCAGCAGATCGCCATCCGCACCCGCCGCGGCAACGCGAACTTCGTGGTCACCACGCCTCGCGTCACGGCGCTGCTCCAGCAGATGTCGATCAACAAGTACACGAGCTTCAAGAACACGGACGCGATTCCTACCGTTCCTGACACCGGCGTCGGCGCTCTCGCCAAGGTCGGCCTCATCAACGACGACTCGATGCTCCTGGTCCGCGACTCGTACGCCTCCAACGGCGCTGCGGATTACGCGCTGCTCGGATATAAGGGCAAGCAGGCCGGCGACTCCGGTATAATTTATTGCCCGTACATCCCGCTCCAGCTCTCCAAGGTGCTGCAGCCCGGTTCGTTCACGCCGTCCGTCGGCGCTCGTACCCGTTACGGTGTCATGAGCAACCCGTGGGACGCCAAGAACTTCTACCACTTCATGAAGATCTCCGGCACTTACAGCCCGTACACCTGGAACCAGGAGCGTACGTTCATCGCCGAGCCTTCGAAGATCAACCTGAATCCGGACAACGAGTTCGCGAAGACGGTTCCTGAGCAGGTCTAATCCGAAGCCGGTTAACCGGCAAGGACAAACGCG